ACGCCTCTTCGGCCTGGCGCACGGTATTCATCGCGGAATGGAAATCCGTGATACCCGTGAAATCGCCGGACACCGGCATGCGGAAATTCTCGGGCATCTCGCCCGTGAGTCCGAACCGGTCGACGATGGTGTTGATGTCGACTTCCTCCTTGAACTGCTGCTGTGCCATGGATTCAGGGCACTTGATGCCAGCTTCGTCGCTGGCCTGGTCGACGTCGTAATTGAACGCCGAGCGAAGAAAAATCACCTTACCAGCTGCCACTTGAACCTCCGCGATTCTTGGGGTTGAACTTGTCCTTCATCTTCCGGTCTTCGTCCGAGATCCAGTCGATGGCGCCCTTCGCGCTGCTCTCGGCCTTGCCCCGGATATTCTGGTCGATGAAATCATAGCCCGCCTTGGTTACTCGCTGCTTCGCAGCCTCCGAACCAGCGATGCTTGCCTCTGAAACCCGCCGACGAACGTCGGCGCTAAAACCTCCTCCCTTATTCATGGCCTCGAAAACTGCATGTTTCGTGGCCGAGTCGTTGATGGTCCCGAGAATTGCCTGCTCGGTATTCTGTGCCTCCGCCTGCTGGCGCCTGGTCGAACCTTCCAGGTTCTTGATCTCCGCCATCTGCATGGCGGTGTTGGCCTGGTTGGTCATCGTCTCCGACTTGATCTTCTCAGTCGTAGCGATGGTCTGGTCGATGCCCGCCTGCGTCGACAGCCGCTGCGCAATTGCCTGCTGAGTCTGCGCGCCCTGCAAAGCCGACGAAGCGCCAATAGGCGCCTTCGGCTCCACGTGAGCGAGAGAGCCGCTAGGCGTACTTGCGCCACCCTGAGAGTAGGCCAGCATGGGGTTGAGGCCCGCCGCCTCCATGTCCTTGACCGCACGTTGGTAGCTCGTGTTGCTCATCTCCTTCTGAAAGCCCATCGTCTCGCGAGCGAGATCGATGTTCTGTTGATTGGCACTCGCCTGATCGCTCCGACCAAGCAAATCGTCTAGACCACTCCCGATGGTCGACCCGAGACCCCCCGTCAAAGGATCCACGAGCTTGCCGAGAGAAGAAAAGATGCCCATCAGAAGTGGTCAATCAGACCCGGCACGGAGTAGAGCGGCATCGGCCGCGCGACCTTCATGTCGAAGAACGAGTCGAAGATCAGCTGCGCGCCGTTGGCCGCGGCGCCGACCGCGAGGATGCGGGACAGCGGCGGGTTCTCCTCAATGAACGTCTGACCGAGGCCAGGTACCGACGTGAACTTCTGAGCCAGGTGCCACGCGTCCAGAGTGCCAGCTGAAGTGCTACGAAAGAGGCCAGACACCTGAGAAGGGCTGTACCGGTACTCCGCCCAACGCTCTTGATAGCCGAACACGTTGTTGTCGACCGCAGACCCATCGGAGTAGATCTCCTTGTTGAGGATCGCTTGCTCACCGAGCATGGCGAACGCCGGGAAGTAGAAATCGTAGCGCGTGGACCGCGTCCACATCTTGCGAACGCCCTGTTGGTAGGTCAGGTCCGCACGAACGTTGACCAGGCCAATCACGTAGCCGTGCTCCGTGAACGACTGAGAAAAGCCGTGGCCGTGGGCGATGACCGTGCCGATAGCGGCCAGGTTGCCGAGCGGCGTCGTGCCGCCGGTGACGCCGGTGCCGGACGTCTGAGCCACGGGATTCAGGGTGATAGCGGCAGTCCCACCGCCGAGGTACTCCGGACGCTGCAGACGAGCGTCGGGCGAAATCACGCCAAAGTGCGAACGGACGATCTCGGTATAGCGCGTGCCGCCTCGAGCATCGCGCTCAAGCAGCTTCTGAATCTGGAACGATTGGCGGAGCTGGTTGATGGTCGCGGCCGTGGCCGTCGACAGGTCTGCGACCAGGCCGGTGGACGTGGCGCCGGAAGCGCCCCACGTCATCGGGTTGTTGCCCGCGATGGTCTCGGCCGCGTTGCGCGTCAGCGGTGAACCAGCCGCCTGCGCCGAGTTGATGAGAGAACCGGCACCAGCAGCGCCGAAGGCACGCATCAGGAACGTGGCGCCGTTCGAGATCACCGGCGCGGTCGTACCGAGCGGGATGCTCACCGCAGTACCGCCCTTCTGCGGCCAGGGCAGGGCCGAGGTGAAGTAATCGTGGCGCTTGCCGCGCCGGCGCAAGACGTAGTCGGCCGTGCTATCCGGCCCGTCCCCGACGTTGCGAGGAGCTGAGGCGATGAGGTTCTCGTCGCGGAACCACTCGTTGTAGATCAGGTTGTACGCGCGCAGCGGCAGCGCGCTGTGGCTCCACACGTTGCCGTTGTTCTGCGGCGTCGTGATGAGGCCGCAGTAGTCCTGAAGGCTGCCGACGGCGTAGCCCGTGGTGGGGTTGCACACCGGGATGACGTACGAGATCGAGTCGCCGGGGTTGGCCTGCTCGCCCATGAACTTGACCCAGTTGGTCCACACCAGGCGGTTGGGCACGAAGAAGAAGAACGAGTCCATGTAGAGGTTGTCCATCACCGGGAAGATCGGTGTGGCCAGCCGCGCAAACGCGGTCATCTTCACGTTGAAAGTGTCGCCAGGGAGGATCTCCTCGACGAGCACGGGAATGAGATAGCCAGCGTCGAACGTGGTCTTGTGGGCACGCTGGATGTTGAAAGAAGCGCGCGGGATCTCCGCGCGAGGCACCATTGCGAACTGGTGCGTGTCGACTGAACGATTGCGATACATCACTGTGGTCTCCTTGAAAAAAGGGGGCCGAAGCCCCCAGGGTTAGACGAGCGGGTTCTTGACGTCCTTGCCACGCGCGAGCACGCGCTTGCCGGAGGCCGGTTCGAAGTACTCGCCGGATTCGTCGTCGAATTCCGCCAGCAGGTGCAGCTCGAAATCCTCGCTGTGGTTGTAGAGCTGGTTGTCCTGATGCTGGCGGTTGACTTCGTCAGAGAAGGTGCGCAGAGCGGCACCGATGGCCACCGCATAGAACGGTTGGCCGAAGAGTTGCGTGGCCGAGTCACGCACAGAACAAACGATACGACGGGTCATAGGTCATTCCTTTTGAGAGTAGCGACGCGCGCCTGGTGGACTTGATCGCGCACGCGGCGGCGCTCGTCAGTGTTGTCCGCGTGTGCAGCTCGCCCGCGCAGCTCGCGGGCGAATTGGACCTCCTCCAGCTTGGCCTGGTCGGACCGCTTGAGGAGTTTGTCGTAGTAGGCCGGCGGGCGCTTCTTGCTGCCGCCGGCGATAACGAAGTCGTGCGGGTAGACGTCACCGCCGAACTTCTTGAACCAGCCGTGGCCGATGCCAGGCCGGAGGCTCATCGCAGCATATTCAGGCTTCCGCCTGGTCAGAACGCCGTCAGCGTCGACGGATTCGTAATGCTTCTCGGAATCCCTTCCGAGTTGCTTCTTCATGATGTACCTGGCGCAGTACCCGGCAGTTTCTGCCGTGAGGTCTTGAACTGAAGCGCGCCCTAAACCCCACAGTTTGTCTAAGGTGGGCGATGAATAGTAAACCGCACCAGAGGCCGATTTTCCCGCCGGAATACGATCTGAGAAATTAATACCGAAAAGATTGGCGTGGAAGTGAGGCCTCAAATTAAGCGGACCATATTCGCCACACATGTAATAACGTACCTTGTGGGGGTGGAATTGCTTGCGCAGGCGCTTCAGAAACAGTTGGTAGTCCCTATGGTCCAGGGTTGCGCCGGGAGGAAGACGATCCCGCGCGTATGTGAGGGTGACGAAGCAGTTCGCCTTGTACAGCGACGCCTCGTGCATGCAGCGCAGTGTCCAGTCGGACGCGCGGCGCATGCGGCAGCCAATGCATTGGCCGCAGGGGATCTCGATTGAGCCGAGGATGTCATGGCGCGATAGCTCCGAAAAGACTACCCCGTCCGGGGTTCGGTAACCCTGGAGGGGGTAGTAGCAGCTCACAGGCGGATTCCGCCGCGCATCGGAGCACCACGCAGGTTGATGCTCTTGGTCTTGCCGACGTTGCGCTTGAACTGCTTCGCCGACTTGTGCTTGTTGACCGGGTGACGGTACACGATGACCTCCTAGTAGGGACCGCCGGAAGACCCGGCGGATCCCATTGTGACACCGGTTAGTGTCACTGGGAACAGTTGACTACAAGGAATGCACTGTTCCCAGGCCCTCGCAGGGGGTGGACGTAGCCTACCCCTTAACCCCGAAAAAAAGCGGCCCCTAGGGGCCGCCGCTGCCCTGCACGGGCAGTCAAGTTGCCGTCTTGACGGGAGGTGACGGCGACGGGACCGGATCGCCTTCTCGCAACACCGGTGCCCCGCTCCGGTCCACCTCCGGAGGCTTGGGCACGAGGCCGAGCTCGATCGCACGCGCCCGGTTCTTGTCGTCTTCGACGAACGCCATGAGGCGGCCGGGGTCGTTGTTGAACTCCGCCCGCAACTCGGCCGGAATGGACATGAACGCCTCTTCGGCCTGGCGCACGGTATTCATCGCGGAATGGAAGTCCGTGATACCCGTGAAGTCGCCAGAAACCGGCATGCGGAAATTCTCGGGCATCTCGCCCGTGAGTCCGAACCGGTCAACGATGGTGTTGATATCGACTTCCTCCTTGAATTGCTGCTGTGCCATGGATTCAGGGCACTTGATGCCAGCTTCGTCGCTGGCCTGGTCGACGTCGTAGTTGTACGCCGAACGAAGAAAAATCACCTTACCAGCTGCCACTTGCGCCTCCGCGATTCTTGGGGTTGAACTTGTCCTTCATCTTCCGGTCCTCGTCCGAGATCCAATCGATAGCGCCCTTGGCGCTACTCTCTGCCTTACCCCGGATATTCTGGTCGATGAAATCATAGCCCGCCTTGGTAACTCGCTGCTTCGCAGCTTCGGAACCGGCGATGCTTGCCTCTGAAACTCGCCGACGAACGTCGGCGCTAAACCCACCTCCTTTGTTCATGGCCTCGAAAACTGCATGTTTCGTGGCCGAGTCGTTGATGGTCCCGAGAATTGCCTGCTCGGTATTCTGTGCCTCCGCCTGCTGGCGCCTGGTCGAACCTTCCAGGTTCTTGATCTCCGCCATCTGCATGGCGGTGTTGGCCTGGTTGGTCATCGTCTCCGACTTGATCTTCTCAGTCGTAGCGATGGTCTGGTCGATGCCGGCCTGGGTGGCGAGCCGCTGCGTGATGGCCTGCTGAGTCTGTGCGCCCTGCAAAGCCGACGAAGCGCCAATAGGCGCCTTCGGTTCCACGTGAGCGAGAGAGCCGCTAGGCGTACTTGCGCCGCCCTGAGAGTAGGCGAGCATGGGGTTGAGGCCCGCCGCCTCCATGTCCTTGACAGCACGTTGGTAGCTCGTATTGCTCATCTCCTTTTGAAAGCCCATCGTCTCTCGAGCGAGGTCGATGTTCTGCTGATTGGCACTCGCCTGGTCGCTGCGGCCAAGCAAGTCGTCTAGACCACTCCCGATGGTCGACCCGAGGCCCCCCGTCAAGGGGTCCACGAGCTTGCCGAGAGAAGAAAAAATGCCCATCAGAAATGGTCGATCAAGCCCGGCACGGAGTAGAGCGGCATCGGCCGCGCCACCTTCATGTCGAAGAACGAGTCGAAGATGAGCTGGGCGCCGTTGGCCGCTGCACCGACTGCGAGGATGCGGGACAGCGGCGGGTTCTCCTCAATGAACGTCTGACCGAGGCCAGGTACCGACGTGAACTTCTGAGCCAAGTGCCACGCGTCCAAGGTGCCAGCAGAAGTGCTCCGAAAGAGGCCAGACACCTGAGAAGGGCTATAGCGGTACTCCGCCCACCGCTCCTGATAGCCGAACACGTTGTTGTCCACCGCAGAGCCATCGGAATAGATCTCCTTGTTCAGGATGGCCTGCTCGCCGAGCATGGCGAAGGCCGGGAAGTAGAAGTCGTAGCGAGTGGACCGCGTCCACATCTTGCGCACGCCTTGCTGGTAGGTCAGATCCGCACGGACGTTGACCAGGCCGATGACGTAGCCATGCTCCGTGAAAGACTGAGAAAACCCGTGGCCGTGGGCGATGACCGTACCGATAGCAGCCAGGTTGCCGAGCGGCGTGGTGCCGCCGGTGACGCCGGTGCCGGACGTCTGAGCCACGGGATTCAGGGTGATAGCGGCGGTCCCACCGCCGAGGTACTCAGGACGCTGCAAGCGAGCGTCGGGCGAGATCACGCCGAAATGCGAACGAACGATCTCGGTGTAGCGCGTGCCGCCTCGAGCGTCACGCTCGAGCAACTTCTGGATCTGGAACGATTGGCGGAGCTGGTTGATGGTCGCGGCCGTGGCCGTCGACAGATCCGCAACCAGGCCGGTCGACGTGGCGCCCGACGCGCCCCACGTCATCGGGTTGTTGCCCGCGATGGTCTCGGCCGCGTTGCGCGTCAGCGGTGAACCAGCCGCCTGCGCCGAGTTGATGAGCGAGCCGGCGCCCGCGGCGCCGAAGGCACGCATGAGGAACGTGGCGCCGTTCGAGATCACCGGCGCAGTCGTACCGAGCGGGATGCTCAC